ACGACCCGCGTGAATGGCAGCGGCGGTGCCACCTCGAGCGCCGGCGGTTCACCGTCCTCGCCCTGCACCGACGCGCCGGCAAGGCGCTTGACGTCGATACGCCCATCCCGGTCGTGGCAGGCGGGTTCAAGCGCATGGGCGACTTGGTGGACGGCGACATGGTCTTTGATGAGAACGGCAAGCCATGCCGTGTCGTGCATGCACATGACGTCATGCACGGCAGGCGGTGCCTTGAGGTCTGGTTCTCGGATGGAACCAGCATCGTCTGCGACGAGGATCACCTTTGGCACACGCAGACGAAACTTGACCGAGCAAACCGCGTCGGACGCATCCAAGTCGGCGGGCGAATGACGTCCGGCACCCTCAGCCCGCTGCCTGGGGCCGTGAAGCGCGCCAAGGAGATCGAGGCGACCCTGCAATATGCGGGCGAGAACAACCACAGCATCGCCCTGTGCGGGCCGCTCGAGCGCCCGGAGGCCGACTTGCCCATCGACCCATACGTCCTCGGCGCATGGCTCGGTGACGGGCATTCCAGCACGTCCGCGTTCACGACGATGGACGGTGAGATGGTCGCCGAGTTCCGCAGATACGCGGAAGGAATTGGCTGCACGATCAAGCCGCACAAGCACCAGTCAGGCGGTCGTGCGACCACCTACCAAGTCAGCAAGCCACTGCGAGGAAACGGCGATTCCATGCAGGCTCGGCTCCGGCTGCTCGGCGTCCTGCGGAACAAACATATTCCCTCCGCATACCTGAACGCCTCCGTGGCCCAACGAAAAGCGCTGTTTGCAGGTCTGATGGACACGGACGGCTCCATATCCGCGTGCGGACGAAATTGCGAGATCACCCTGAAGCGCGGGCCACTAGTCGATGGGATCATGGAGCTCATGTGGTCGCTCGGCATCAAGCCCGGAAGGTCGGTCAAGGTCGTGAACGGAACGGTATACGAGCGGATGCACTTCACGCCGACCTTCAACCCGTTCCGGCTCAGGCGAAAGGCAGCGCGTTACATCGCCAAGAACACGTTCGCCGGCCAGCGGATGATCGTGGCAGTCAACGAGGTGCCGTCGCGCCCTGTCCGGTGCATCACCGTAGACAGCGAATCAGCCTTGTACCTGTGCGGAAAGCAATGTGTCCCGACACACAATACCGAACTTGCCCTCATGGAACTGCTCCACCGGGCAGTCAAGTGCACGTCGGATCTCGGGTTCTTTGTATACGTCGCGCCATTCCTGAAGCAGGCCAAGGCCATCGCCTGGGCGCGATTGAAGCAGAGGATTGACCCGTTCATCCGCACCGGGACCGTGGACGTGAACGAGGCCGACCTCGCCGTCACTTTCAAGCACAACAAAGCCACGATCCGCCTGTTCGGTGGAGACAACCCCGACGCCTTGCGTGGCGTGCGCCTGGACGGATGCGTCATCGACGAGGTGGCGCAGATCAAGCCCGAGGTATGGGAGGCCATCATCCAGCCAGCGCTTTCCGACCGCCGCGGCTGGGCGCTGTTCATCGGCACGCCGGCCGGAATCAACATGTTCAGCGAGCTGTACTACCGCGCAGCAAGCGGTTCCCTCGAGGACTGGTATGCGGCGAAGTACACGGTGTACGACACTGACGCGCTCGCGCCCGACGAAGTGAAGCGCCTAGAGCGCGACATGCCCGAGGCGGCGTTCGCACGCGAGTACCTGTGCGACTTCAGCGCGGCTGGCGACGACCAGCTCATCAGCCTCTCCGACGCCGAGAACGCGTCGCAGCGCGAGTACCAGGACGGCGACATCATCGACCAGCCGCTCATCGTCGGCGTTGACCCGGCCCGATTCGGGGACGACCGCAGCGTGATTGTCCTGCGCCAGGGGCTGCGAATGGAGAAGCCCATCGTTCACCACGGCATCGACAACATGGCGCTGGCGGCGGCCGTTGCCAACGTCATCGAGGACCGCGACCCAGACGCCGTGTTCATCGACGCCGGGGCTGGCGCGGGCGTGATCGACCGCCTGCGGCAACTCGGATATGACGTGACCGAGGTCGCGTTCGGCGGCAAGGCCACCTACGCCAACCTGTTCTTCAACAAGCGCACCGAGATGTGGTGGGCCATACGCGAATGGATACAGGCGGGCGGTTCGATCCCGAACGACATCACGCTCAAGCAGGAAATCAGCACGCCGATCTACTGGTACGACGCTGCCGGCAAGCGCGTGCTCGAGTCGAAGGACGAAATCAAGAAGCGACTCCAGGGCGGCGGAAGCCCGGACATGGCCGACGCGCTGTGCCTGACGTTCGCGTACCCGGTATCGAAGATGCTGCCACGCGAGGTGCGCGAGCGCATCGACACGCGGCCGACAGACTACGACCCGTATGAACAGGTGAGTACCCGTAACCGTTAGACGGAGGTCTACAGTCATGGTCAGGCAAGCGAACGAGCAGGACATCGAGGCCATTGTGGACATGGGCATGGAGTTCATGTCAGGCACGAAGTATGCGAACGTGCTGCCCATGTATAGCGATGACGCACGCGCAGCCATCATCCAGCTTGCTTCGGTGGGCCGCGTCTGGGTGGCAGAGATTGATGGCCGCATTCGCGGGTTTATGGCTGCGTCCATCGTCCCGTGCTGGTTCAACCCCAGCTCGCGCATCGCGCTCGAACACGTCTGGTGGATGCAACCCGACTTCCGCAACCGCCCGGAAGGCATCCGCATGCTGCTCGAGTTTGAACGGTGGGCGAAAGAAAAAGGGGCGCAAGTCGCCTGCATGTCCGACATCGTCCTCGAAGCCGGCAGTCCGGCAGGGTCGATCCTCCAAAGGCTCGGCTACGAGGTGAGCGAACGCACTTTTATGAAGGTCATCCAATGTTCAACCGCAGCATCCGAAGAATCCACGACCTCTCCTCACGCCGCGAGCGACATTTTGTTGTCAGCGGACTGACCGCGCTTGGACTTGCAGCAGGCGCAACCGCAACAACTGCTGCCGCAACTGGTGCAGCCATCGTTGGTGCTGGTGCAGCAGCCGCAGGAGCTGGCTATAGCATCGCTGCCGGCGAGCGTGGCGCGTCCATGCAGCGGCAGGCGATGAGCCAGCAGAAGAAGGCGCAGGACGCCGCCGCGGCCGCAGCGCGGACCCAGCAGCGCCGCAGTCAGCAGTCAATGGCCGCCGCCAACAGGCAGGAACCAGCCGTCGCCGACATCATGGGCCGCGCTGCCGCTGAGATGGGTGGCGGTCCCTCGAGCACCATGCTCACCGGGCCGATGGGCGTCAACACGCAGGAACTTCAGCTGGGGCGCACGTCGCTCCTCGGGGGCTAAATGAGCGAGTACACCGGAGACAACTCGTCGTATCCTGGCGCTCCCACGCGGGATCGACTGTTCACCCGGTGGGGCCAGCTCAAGAGCGAGCGTGCGTCGTGGTTTGCGCACTGGCAGGAACTCACGTCCTACATCCTGCCGCGGAACGGACGCTACTTCCGCCAGGACCGCGACAGGGGATACCGCCGTCACAACAACATCTACGACTCCACGGGCACCCGCGCACTGCGCATCCTTGGTGCAGGCATGATGTCGGGCGCAACGTCGCCGGCGCGCCAGTGGTTCCGACTTGCCACGCCGGACCCGGAACTCAACTCCTACGAGCCTGTCAAGCTGTGGCTTGATGATGTGACGAAGCGCATGCAGCGCGTGTTCCAGAAGTCGAACACCTACAACGCGTTGCACCAGATGTACGAGGAACTTGGCACGTTCGGCACCGCAGCCACCATCCTGCTTCCCGACTACCAGACCGTCATCCACCACTACCCGCTGACCTGCGGCGAATACTGCATTTCGACCGACGCGAAGGGCCGCGTCTGCACGCTGTACCGAGAGTTCGAGATGACCGTCTCGCAGGTGGTCAAGGAGTTCGGCCTTGAGAAGTGCAGCGTGTCGGTGCAGAACATGTACCGCACCGGGAACCTTGACCAGTGGGTGCCCGTGATCCACTGCATCGAACCGCGTGCAGACCGAGACATGGGCAAGCGCGACGCCAAGAACATGCCGTGGGGTTCGTATTACTTCGAGATTGGCGGTGAGGACGGCGTGTTCCTGCGCGAGAGCGGGTTCCAGTATTTCCCGGCGCTCTGCCCGCGTTGGTCTGTGGTTGGTGGCGACATCTACGGCAACAGCCCTGGCATGGAGGCGCTCGGAGACATCAAGCAGCTCCAGCACGAGCAGCTCCGCAAGGCGCAGGCCATCGACTACCAGACGAAGCCACCCCTCCAAGTGCCGGCGTCCATGAAGAACCGCGACGTGGAAACGCTCCCAGGCGGCGTGTCGTACTACGACGGCCAGTCCAACGGGATCAAGACCGCGTTCGAGGTGAACCTGAACCTTCAGTACCTGCTGAATGACATCATGGACTGCCGCGAGCGCGTGCGTGGTTCGTTCTACGCGGACCTGTTCCTGATGCTCGCCAACACCCCGAATACTCGCATGACGGCCACCGAGGTCGCCGAGCGCCACGAGGAGAAGCTCCTCATGCTCGGGCCTGTCCTCGAGCGCCTGCACAACGAGCTGCTATCCCCGCTCGTGGACATCACGTTCACGCGCATGGTTGCTGCCGGCGCACTGCCGCCCGCCCCACAGGAATTGCAGGGAATGGACCTGAACGTCGAGTTCGTGTCCATGCTGGCGCAGGCGCAGCGTGCCATCGGCACCAATGCCGTGGACCGTTTCGTCGGCAACCTCGGTGCTATCGCCCGCATGAAGCCGGACATCCTGGACAAGTTCGACCAGGACCAGTGGGCCGACGTATACGCCGACATGCTCGGCGTGGACCCGTCGCTCATCATCGCCGACAAGGAAGTCGCGGTCCTGCGCGATGCGCGCAATCAGGCGATGGCCGCGAAGGAACAGGCTGCTGCGATGCAGCAGACCTCGCAGAGCGTCAAGAACATGGCGCAGGCACCGACTGGCAACCAGAACGCGCTGACCGACGTGATGTCGATGTTTAGCGGATACACTGGACAGATGTAAAGCGAAGCTCAATGCGTTGTGGAGACGCAAAGAGCTTCTGACCAAACCGCATGGGGAAATGCGTTCTCTTGGAAGATTTGACACGATGGACCTTGCGATAATCGCACGTCGTGTAGCAGAACAAAGTTACGGGTATGGCTCCCCGTCAGGGGTAGAGGTCTAAAATGGCGATGATCAGCATGAAGATCGAAGGAAACGGCGAATCCGAGGAGATGTACCCGGAGGAGCTGTGCATCGAACTCGAGGCAGAGCAGCTCGAGAAGCTCGGGATTTCCGCGGCCATGCGCCTGGGTACCACCGTGACGATCACCGCACGTGCTTACGTCAAGGAGACGAGCGCGACGATGGTTGAAGGTGGCGTCGAGCCGGCCGTTGAACTCCAGATCACCGACATGTCCATCGACGCCGGCGGCGGTATGGGCGCGGCGGCGACGATGCTTTATGGCGGCTAACAGTACCCGTAAGCATTAGCCACAGGGATACAGTCCCGCCGTGAGCAACTACGACCCCCTCGACCTGCGGGGCCAAGAGCGTGACCGAGCCAACAAAGAGCTTCGTGATCGCCTTGACCGACAGAACGAGGAGGCCGACGTGAAGTGGCTCATGTCTAGCAAGCGCGGCCGACGCATTGTGTGGCGGCTGCTGGACCAGGCGGGCGTGTTCCGAACTTCCTTCAACACCAACGCGATGTCGATGGCATTCGCGGAGGGCGGCAGGAACTACGGGCTACGGATGCTCGGCATGGTCCACGCGCTCTGCCCGGACCAGTATCCGGCAATGATGAAGGAACAGGCACACGATGAACGAACCAACGATGATGGAAACGGCTGAAACCAACACTACAGCCGCTCCCGCATCCGATGCTGCCGCAGTTGTTTCGGCGACGGCCGAGAAGCTATACGGTGGCGAGCAGAAGGCGACCACGACCCAGGGCCAGCAAGCCGCGGATGCGGCCGCTGCCGGCAAGGTTCCCGAAGCCAACGACGCCAAGGCCGCGGAGGCACCCGCCGACGCCAAGCCGACCGCGCCGGAAACCTACGAGTTCAAGGCACCGGAGGGTCGAGCGTTCGACTCCGAGGTCATTGCCG